TGGAAAGCCAGATACAAAGGCTGGGTCGCTTGTTGTGTATGTGTTTCCTGCAAGCGCAAACAAATCAGTAGCCGCAAATTCTGATGCTGGCTTGTTGGGTCTGCGGATTGCCATGTAGATGTATGTCTCGCCGCTTCTGTTGCAAGAAAGATTGCTTTCAGATATAAAACCAAATCCGGTATTTCTTGTCGTAATACGCGCACCACCCGCACCACTGGTTTGTTCAGCGTCAGACTCATTGGCCCTTATCAAAGCCGCATCAACCGCAGAGGTATCAGCCAAACCGCGCATTACATCAACCACAAACCAATCCGTACTACTGCTACTTGTGTTTTTTATTAATACCCATTGCGCTTCAAAACCTACATCAATTGTTTGAGATCCGCTGTTACCCGTATAACTCCCACACTTAATAATGCTCTCGTCTTCGTTTGTGCCAAATTCTTGGGCATCGTGGGCGAATAGGTAGGCTACGTATGTGTCGCCATTCGTGTTAGTTGTGCTGTCCGAATTTACAGTAAATACCGTGCTTGTTGGCGCTGTATCATTAAAGTACGCAACGTTATCATCCCTTGCATCGGTCTTGTTTAAAGCCAAGTTGTAATCTTCTGGCGCTGTGGCATCAACGCCTCTGTGGTAAACAGTCCAATCCGCAGTATTTGATAGATTTTTTATAATAATACAACCCGGAACAGAGCCAAGGTTGTGACTAATGTTTTGTGCTGATCCCGTCCCCGTATACGTTACAACATCAAAAAACCCCGGTTGCTTGCGGAATGTCCAAGAAACATTATCTTTGCCGTCTCCGTTCACTTCGCCACCAGAGCCAACTGTAAACCCGCTGGAAGTAAAGCCCGTTACATAGGTAGTTTCGGTTCTTTCTGGGTACTGACCATCACCTCCAGACCACAAGGTTTTAGTGGGCCCGCGTACAGTGTCTACCAAAATGTGGTGACTTTCTGTATCTCTATCTTTAATCCAAAGCAAACCGCCTTTACCACTATCCGCGACATACTCAGTACCGTTTTCTACAATCGTAGGTGAGCCGTTAGAGGTAAAGTCACCACCTGTACCCGCGTTTTTGCCAACAGCGTAGGCCGTTGTCATCGGGATATACATAATTGGGTTTAACGCGGTAAGTGATGATGCGGAAGTAGAGCCGCCGTTGGCGTCAATAAAGATTCTGCGATTAGATTCTGTTGATAAGTCACGGTAGGTATAGTCAAGGTACATATGGGCCAAGCTGTCGTCATGGAGACCCTTTGTTGTGCCGTTTCCCCATATGCCTATGTAGTGAGTCGGTCGGGTAAATTCTACATTGGCATTGTTATAGGTATAGTATGAGACTGTTGCCGCCGCATCGTTAAAGTATATGTACCTGTTAGACGAATTAGCAAAATCTAGCGAAACAAGAATATTTGTCCATACGTTAGTACCAATTACTGTTGATGTTGCTAGTTGGAGTGTTCTAACTCCACCATTCCAAGCCTCCATAGAAAGAGTGTTGTTTGCTTGTATAGCGATCAAAATCCCATTATCAGATGAGTCCGTGGCATATAGCGTTCGCGGGTTATCATCTATTTTTGGGGTCAAAAAAACCCAGCAACTAAACGTAAACGTCTTGCCGTCAGCGTTACCTGTCAGGTCACTCGACCGACTTAAAAAGTCAGTATTGTGGGCAAACTTTGTACTTGTTCCTACGCCAAAATCACCGAGATTAATGCCGTTTTGAATGCCTTGAGCGACTCCAGTACCCTCGTACAAAAACGTAGAAAACACATCGTCAACGTAGGTAGCCCCACCCTTAGCACCAGAGGCCGCAAGTAGTTTTAGCGCAGAACTACTCATTAGCCCATCGCCTGACCGGCAGTAAAGCCGTAGTAGGTTGTGCCGCCATCAATAGTAAAGAACACAAATACATCTACTCCATCGTTCGTAGCCGTCAGTGTAGGTGCTGTGGCCGCCGCCCAATCAACACTTGAAGGCCATGTAATGGTTCTAGCCGAACTTCCTTGAATTATCTTCAGTACAAACATAGAGACTTTCCCGCTTGCGGCAGGATTGCTGAATGTGTAGGTGACGTTCTCAGTTAGGTCATGCAGAAACGAATTGCCATCACGCAGATTAAGCGTAGCCGCATTAGAGCTAGACGTAATGGTAGTGGACTCGTCAATCGTGCCGTTGTCAAAGGTCACCACGCCGTTGGCGTCTGATGTAACAAGACCTGATGCCTGAGTCAGACCCAATGTGTTTGGCAGGTTCACTGTGTATGTTGCCGCCGCACTGTGGGCTGGACCCTTGACCGTTACGCCGTGAGAGTTGGACTCACAGTTGAAGCGGACTGTTCCGGGGTTAGTGTTGCCGTATAGCTCAGTAAAGCCGGTGCCGTTTGGAAACAACTGGATGTTGCCGTTGGTGTCGGTGGACTTGATGGAGTTAGCGTTTAGCTCAAGGTTCTCAATAAGAACGGAGCCGTCCGACTCCTCGTACACCGCCTTTTCAGCGGGGTAAGCTATAAAGATAGACTTAGAGCCTGCGCTAAGGTTAACCGCCGATCCGCTGTTGGAGCTTTCCAGCACAGTCGTTCTTGTTAACGTGTTACCACTACTGGCATATGTCCCCAAACCAACCTCAAAGGCCGTGTTTGTCGTATCGACGATTGCGTAGTAAGTGGTGTCTCCGTTAGACAAAACCGCCGAGAACGCTTGGAAGTTTGCCACAGCACCCCCCAGCGATATAGCGCCTGTGCCCGTGGTAGTGGTTGTTTCTTTTACTCTGTCTTTAAGGACAAGTGCCATTGTCTTCTCCGATTAACTATTCTGGCTCAGTAGGCCAATTAATGCTGTTTGGGAAACCGGCTTGCGAAGGTACATCGCGCAGTCTCTGACGGTATGCTTGCCAAGCTGTTTTTTCGGTAGGGGCATCTGCCAAAACCGCCCAATCACTATCCCTTAATTTTGTGTCGCGCTCTTCGCGGACCTCAAGGGCCAATCTAGCGCCCGCACCCGCTTCGTACTCAGCCTGTGCCGCATCAAATAACGTCTGCTCTTCCGCCGATAGCGAAACAACTTGTACAGTATTTGTGGCCAAATCTACAATTGTTTTCATCTTTAACCCTACATGTAGCTAATGCTAACGGTCCCGTTGTCAAAGTTTTGATATCCGTTGTTACAATTGACTTGCAATTGCGTCAACTCTGCCGAAAGCGTAATACCACCGCCGCCCACAAAGACCTTAGAGGATTGACTTGACGCTCCCATAGCACTCATAACCCAAGTGTTGTTGCTCTGCTTGGCAAGATGTACTACGCCTGAAAAATACTCACTAGAGCCTGCATCATACATCCACATTAGGTTTTGAGTGGAGTCGGTTGTATCCACTTGGTTCTGCCCCTTAACCCATCCAGCGGAGTTATGATATCCGCTAGTTAGAATTCCGCTGGACGTTCCAAGCCTAATTGAGCATGGTTGGCTTGAACTCGACGTACTCGCCTGATGGATGTTTATCCAAACATGGCTAACCCCCGACGGAATGCCGGTAAAGCTGACTGAACTGCCCGACAGATTGGCATTAGCGACGACTGTTGCGCCCGCGCTGACACTAGCGAATGATAATGCCCCGCTTCCATCTGTCTTAATAAACTGATCCGCACTACCGTCCGCCGTGGGTAAAGTTAGCGTGTAGCTAGAGCCTATCGTCGTCGCCGCCTGCAACGCCACATACTCGCCGCCGGAGCTATCTTGCAAACGCAAATCACCCTGCCCCGTCAAGTCTACCTGCGTGGCTGTGACCGCTCCGGTAACCGCCCCGGTGACATTTCCGGTGACATTTCCGGTGACATTTCCGGTAAATGACGTTGCGGTAACGCCTCCAGATACAGACACATTTCCGGACGCATCTCGGTTTACAGATTTGTCCGCAGGGTAAGTGATAAACACTTCCTTGCTACCTGCTGACAAGTTAACAGCAGATCCGGAGTTTGTGCTTGCCAACACAGTCGTTCTGGTAAGCGTGTTTCCGCTAGATGCGTATGTGCCAAGACCAACCTCAAAGTCGGTATTTGCATCATCCACAATGGCGTAGTAGGTGGTATCACCGTTAGACAGCACGGATGAAAAGGTGACGAAGTTTGTCGTCGCCCCCGCAAGCGTAATCGCTCCCGTGCCTGTCGTCGTGGTGGTTTCTTTTACACGATCAGCAACGACCAAGGCCATGGTTACGCAATCCGGATAATAGCGTTAGAGGCGTCAGGTGTTGGGAAGACGATGGTAAAGTCTCCCGCACTGGACGACTTATTAGAGCCAAAGTCCAGCACAACAACCGTGTTGGTGGTGCCTGATGCCGCACCTGCCGTCGTGTTATAAATCAGACACCCACGCGCTGTTATAGTTGACGACCCAAACGTCAAATCGGCAAAGTCGGTCAACGCCGTAGTACCTGACGTAGTTGGGGTAACGTTAGTTAACGTGCCCCCTCCCGCGCTATAACCCGTACCACTCACCTCGTTAGAAGTAGTGTATGCGGTAGTGGCCGCATTAAAACTGGCACTATTATCATACAAAGCCAGCTTAAAAGTATCGCCGGAGCCATTAGTAAAGTCGTGTTTTGCCTGAAGCAATTCCTGCTTAAAAGACGTACACATGAAGTTTCCTGAAAAAGCCATATCAAAGTCTCCTGATAAGTTCGGCTAGGTCTTTTTGCCCTGCATCACACAGTGCGTTGTAAACAGTGGTTCGGTCACTGGTGACCGCCTCTTTCATATAAAAAACAAGGACCGAACTTAAATGGTCTTTGTAAGCAAGCGCCTGCTCTTTAATAGCGGGCGGGGCGGTATCAGAAACGCTGATAAGCTTATTAAGGCATCGCTCGGCCACCTCTTCCGGGGTGAAACCGCGATGGTTGGTAGTTTGAACTTCAACTATTCCGGGGCTTATTTTACCCCCTTCTACCATCATTGTTTAGGCCTTATTAGCATTCCAGTGCGATATTGATCCGTAACTTCTTTGTTTTCACCAAATTGTTTCATGCCTGCCAACGCCATTTGAAGCTGTTGAGTATACAAAGCAATCATATCTGGCTCACCTTTCATAAAAGTATAAGCTTCAAGCAAGCTACCGTACAGCATTGCTAACGGAGCATTTTCACTAAGCCAAGACATAGCGGTGTCCGCTAAACTCGTTAAGCTAGCGGGTCGGTAGTAATAGTGTAATTCAGCCACATACGCTTGGTCAGGGGTTGGCGTCAAAATAAAATTGGACCTATCAAACAAGGCGTAGTATTTAGGCGTTCCTTTAATTGTTTCATCTGGCCAATAAGTCTGTACGAAGTTAACGTCCTTAAAATCTACGAAAGTTTTGTCTCCAGCAACTTCAAGAGACAAAGAAAAAGGCGCTAAGAAATCAGAGGGGCAATCCAAATATTTGTTGGTGTTTGTGGTATTTCCCAGAGCGTTTTTACGAAAATCCGTAAGTTGAACCATTTTAAAGATGCGTTCTTCCGCATTACGAATAAAAATAGGCAGGTTATTGACGAAAGTTGTTTCGTCATTTTCTGCGTAATCCTGTATCGCTTGCTTTAGCTCACCGTATGTAAAACTCATGTTGTTGTCACCGATACAGTTCCCACCGAACCCCCAAGGGCCGTGGTAATTTCTATTTCAGAGGGCATTTGCACCGGGGCCGCCGAATAAATGCTGTTGGTGGTCTTTACCAAAAAAGCACTGGTGGGGTTGTCTGAATCAGGCCTTGGGTTTAAAAGAGCTTGAGGACCAACGCCTATTTTTGTCGGCTGTAACTGAGGCTGTTTAGCCTCATATTCGTCCGGACCCACCAACAAGCCGTTCCATTCTTTCCGCATTTCGTTAAGTTTGTAACGAAAACCGGATCGGTCAGAAATACCGAGAGCAAACCTACCTGTAGCAAAGCGGGCCATTAAAGAAGCCTTGAATAAGCCATGGACGGCTGTATGTTGAACGAAGTTCTGTCCCTGTCCTCAGATGCGGCTCTTTCAAACTCTTCCTCATATACGGCCTTGAGAAGTTGTACGCGATCTGGCGCTCGTTTTATAGCTAAGTAATAAGCAAGGCCTGCCGCCAAACACGGATAAAACCTAAACGGAATGTCCATGGTGTTTGTAAAAGTATCTGCGTCGTCCATTCTCACTAGCTTGTCAATAATGACAACGTCTGTGCTGTTTTCTGGCACGGGCCAAAGTTTTAGCGTCGGGTCGATTTGACGGTCTACAAAAAATTGTGCCGGTCGAGACTGCGTCGTTTTTGTGGGGATATTGATGTAATCCCCGCGACTGATGCGTTGCAGGGTATAGTCCGTGTTGTCCCTACGAACAATTGCGTCTAAAACGTCAATAGTAGAGGCGCCTAGAGCATAATTACCGGTTCCTTTCGTCAGGGTTACCGTAGATTGCTCAATGGTCCATTGGTTTAACCCTCGGTTAGCCCAATCACCCAGCATCAAGTTCAACGACCGTTTGGCCGTTTTAAGGTCATAGCCAGTACGGACTTCTAGCCCGCACCGCTCAAAAGCCTCTTCAACGTAATCGCTTACATCTAGCTCAAAATTTGTTGAACCTGATACGGTCATTATTTACCCTTTTTTCTCATTTTCTTTAGCAATCGCTCTTGGTCGGTTTGTTTTTTGAGCTTTTTTGACGGAAGCACCCGTTTACCTATTGCAGAACCAATGCCCGCTTTTTCTTCAGAGCTAAGGTAATCGTAGTAATCACCGGCAGTTCTAGGGCCTTCATAGTCAGGAATAATGGTTGTTTCTGCGTTAGACAGCTTTACGCTACCGCCTCTAGCATAACCTCGGACCCGTGGCTTTGGAGGAGACTTCATAGCCTCCTCTTTGTGGGCATTTACACCCCCGCCCGCGCCAAAAAAACCCATCTTATTGCGAACTTTAGTAGGCAACTTAGACAACCCTTTGTTTGCTTTTGGGACGGCTTTTAGGTCTTTTTTCATGCTTAAAGCGCCTTTTGTGAACTACTGCGGACGCGAGACTTTGTGACTCCGCCACCTTTTTTCATAGGAGCCGCTTTGGGCTTGGCCATCATACCGCCGCCACGCATTTTTTTAACGGCACCGCCTTTTTTCATGGGAGCCGCTTTGGGCTTGGCCATCATGGCCCCGCCACGCATTTTTTTAACGGGGGCTTGCTTTTTCTTAGCCATCTTTCGATTAGTTCCCGGCATCACACAATCTCCTGTATGTTTCCTGTCGTTCGTCCCAAAGATGTGCCATCTCAGGATCGTTTAAATAATTCTTATAATACCCTTTTTCTCTCAGCATTTCTGCCGATTTTTCCAACTTAGACAACCGTTGA